ATCTGCCGGAACAGCGCGTCCACGTCGGCGCGGGGAAACTCGATTGACGCGGCCAGGGGCATCAGGCGAACTCCGCTTCGAGGGTGAGGCGCAGAATCGACTCGCCCAAGCGTTGCGGGCCGCTCACGCGGAACTTACTCCACTCGCTTCCGCCCGCCTGCTTGACTTCACAGGTGTCGCCAGCCGCAATCCCTCCGTGGTCAAGATCGGGCTTCGGAGCGTCGGCAACGTAGAACTCAAGCACGGGGGACGCGGGGGAAAGCATCGCCCCCTCTTCGGTGTTGACCCGAAGCAGTTCGATGCGGTTGATCTTGGCTTTTGACACCTCGTGCCGCCCGAACCTCGCCTCACATCGCAGGTGGGGCATGGAGTTCCACACGCCATCAAAAACAATCTTTGCGGCGTCGATCATTGCGCCAGCCCCAGAATCGCCGCCGTGCGGGCGGGGTCTTCAAACGCGGAGACGTGGACCTGCTTTTCGGCAAGCCATGCTAGATAGTTGTCAACGCTTCGCTGGTCGGGAGTCCAACCCATCATCATCTCTTTGATGTCATCGGCTAGCGTGGCGACCGTTGCCTGCTTGGCGGCACCCGCTTCGATGGACAGATGGGGGCCAAAAGCGAGCACGGGGACACCCGCAATCAGTGCCTCGTTGATCGCGGTGGAATTGATCGTGATGACAAATGCGGCACCCTGTAGCGCACCAGACAGGCTCTTGCCCTTCCACGACTCGCTGTATTCCTCAAAGCTGTCAGTCGGAAGCCGGGGCAGGTTTTCGTGCAGGGGGTGGGGCTGCGTCCTGTCCGCAGGGTGTGGGCGGAAAAACACGGGCGTACCGTCTGGAATTGCGCGGCGGACATGGCGCTGGAGCGGCGGCATACCGCGAATTTCGCTTTCGTCGAGCTGCTTGTCGCCGGTCACTTGCCCGAGAACCAGCACGTACCCGTCGCGCTTGTGGCGAACGGGCTGGCGCACTGGGGCAACGCTGGATAGCCGGAAGAACGCGTAAAGAGGTGGGCGGGTGCGAACGCAGGACCGCCAGCTTGCTGTGTGGGAGAATCCAACTGAATCCACCTGAACGTGATCCATGCGGTCTAAGAAACCGAGTTCAAGAATTGCCGTCTGTGCGCCAATCTTTTGGGCATATTCAATCGCCGCCGCGGCCTGCGGTTCCTTGTGGTTCCACACAACCACGGCGTTCGGCATGTGCCCGTGCGGAGGCTGGCCTCGGGTGACGTAGTACCCTGCGGCTGTCAATGATTCCTCAATCTTTGCTGCAATCTCTTTCGGCTTCCCGTAGGTTTCAAAGGCGGCCCCACACAGAGCAACGTGGTGTTTGGGAGGTGGCGTGAGGTCGATCTTGTGGCTCCACCCGTGCGCCCACAGGTGCATAGCGTAGGGCGTCTGTCCGTCCGTGCAGTAGTGGCGGGCCGGGGCAAGGTTCCCGTGGATGGCTTGGCGGTAGATGTCGGATGCGACGTTCGGGCCAATGCCGAAAAACCACTCTTTGCTTGCGACTTCAACCAGGTCCGGCCTTTCGGCTACAAGGTCGGAGCAGGCAATCGGGCCGTACGCTCCAAAGTGGGTGCAGGTCGTGGCGCAAACCATTTCGCGCAACGTCGCCATGACAACTTTGGATTTCGGGCAAGTTCCGATTCCCAACACCGCCGCGGCAACGTCGCCTCGAATGACTTCGCCCCCGTGATTGTAGGTTGTTCCCTTGTTTTGCTGGCGGGCAAGGAACAGCTTTGATCCGTCCAAGCACCACGCCCTCTCGATTTCTGCAACGGGGCGAAACGGAAAAATGTCTGTGTCGAAATACCAGCCGCCGAATCTCTCGATTGCGGAGTAGCGTCCAAGGTCAGACAGGTTGGGGGCGGCGGTTTGCTTGCCGATGTATTCCCGGCCAGCGCCTCGAATGCGTGCGGCGACGTCTCCGTATTCCGGCAAAATCACTTCCTCGCCGTGAATCCTGATCTCGTGGTCGGGATTCAGCCGACGGAACTCCTGAATGTTCCGCTCCGCCCATTCGGGCATTGCGGGACCAGTCCAGAAGAAGTGGATGATTTTGGGAATGCTCACGGCTCGCCGCCTCAAGGGAGGGGCGGGCAAGCGGCCATACAATGCCGCCGCCCGCCCCCCATAGGCTCAATCCCTAGCGGGACAGCTTGACGTCAACCGTCGCGGCGGCGGCTGCGGCGGCGGCGACGGCGTAGCCCACCGTCTTGTTCGACTCGGCGGTGGTAGTAACGACCTCGCCGCTGGCGTCCCAATACAGCTTGGCACCGGCCGTGATCGCGCTCGCGCTGGTCGTGGCCTTCGGGAAGGTGAACACACCCTCGACGTCAACCGCGCCCAAAACGTTCGCGGCAATCGGCTCCGTGGCCACAGCCACGATGTCGCCAATGACCACCACGTCGCCGGAGGCGACCGCGCTGGACGGGGTGTAGTCGATCCGCAGCCCCTCGGATTTCTTCGTTGCGCTCATGTTGTTGTTTCCTTTTTGTTTAATAGATTTGGCGAGGCTGCCGGGTTAGGGCAGCCCCTCCGTTTCCGATCAGCCACCCGCCGAGTAGACGGCGGCCTTCTTCTCCGCGAACGCCACGCCGTAGTCGTAGACGCAGCGCATCTGCACGCCGAGGGTGTTGAAGTCCGCGTCGGCGGATTCCACAACCGGCTCCTGGCGTCCATTCAGGAACGCAACCTCCATGAGAGGCAGGCCCATCGGATTCGCCACCAGGTACCAGGCATTTCCGGTTAGGTAGCTCGTCGAAACGGGCGTGTAGCGTCCGGCGAACGGATTGGCTGCGGTGTCCTTGGACGTGCCGCCGATCAGGTTCGTCGAGATGAACAGCTCGCGGGCCAGCACGCTCTGCGCGGGGCCGGTCAGCACCATCGACGCATCCACGCCGATGGGGTTGCCGTCGCTGTCCTTCAGCGACATGAACGCCTGCACGGCGGAGCGGAGACCCGCAAGGCCGAGCGCGGCGTTGATGTAGTTTCCGTTGCTGTTGTTGCTCGGGAAGTTCGCGGCATTCGCGGCCACCAGCGCGGCCCAGAAGTCCGTGTTGAACGTGCGGGCTGCGGCAAAGCCGAGCTTGCGCGGCACGTCAGACAGGACGCCGAGGTCGTCGTTGATGATGTCCTTGCGGGTGATCGCCAGCATCAGCGCCTTGGTGTCGGCCTGGATGGTGCGGGTCTCGTCGCTCAACGCGCCGTGCTTGATCTCGCCATTGGGCGAAAGGGCTTGGAGCAGGTTCGACATGACCAGCCGCACGCCGGTGTTGGCCTTGAAGTCCACCACGGAACGCACGCTCGCCACGGAACGCCACGCCTGCTCGACCGCGCCGTAGCCTTCAAGAATGAACTTGTTGGCGACGTTCGACAGAACGTTGGCGATGGAGCGCGTGGAAAACGCGGCGCGAATGAACTCGCGGGTGTCGTGGCGGGTGGCATCCAGGCTCTTGCCTTCGGCGGCGAGGCTGGCGCGAACCAGATCCGTCATCGAATGGATGCGGGCACCCTTGGCGGCGTCGATGGTCTCTTCGCTGTAGACCTTTTCGGGAGCCTTGAGCCCGGCGCGGATCGCGGTGGCGCATTCAATCGCCTCGGCGTCCAGCTTGCCTTCCTTGCCCACCTTGATGGAGGGGGCGGCGGGCCGCTCGGCTTGCACCTTCAGGGCTTCGATTTCCTTTTTCTGCTCCGCGATCACGGCTTGCGCGACGGCGGCTTCGGTCTGGGCCTTGGTCCAACCGTCGGCCACGGCCTTCGCCGCAATCTCGGGATGGCTCTCGGCCGACTTCCGCACCTCAAGAATGCGGTTCTGTTCGGCTACCGCGTTGGCGCGAATGGCTTCGGCGGTATCCACTTTGGGGTCACTCATTGGAGTTTCCTTTTGGTTTATGGGTTTGTGTTCGGCGGCAATCGCCGCGCTCGTTGACTTGTCCGCTCCTAGCGGCAAGATCGAAATTTCGTTGAGAACGCTTTCGAGAATCAGAGAGAACGGGCCTTGGATGCTCTGGCCGTTGACTTCAACGGTTTCGTCCTCGGCAACCTCACGGTAGCGGATCGGGTCCGCGCCCATGCTGACCTGAAAGCGGTAGCCGTTGCGGGCCAGGTCGAGCATCTGCTTGGCGGTTCGCCCGGTGTTCATCACTGTGCCGTCAGCCTTGAGCGTGTCACCGATCTCGACCTTGGACGTTTGGCCGATGATGCTTTCGATGTTCCCGGTGGAGTGGCCGTAGAGAATCGGCGTCACGTCCGACGCCTTCATGCCCTTAAGGTCCACAACGATGTCGCCCCACCACCCAACCGCGATCTTGCCGCCGTTGTAGGCATCCAGCTTGACTGTTGGCAACGCGGCGGCCTCGCCGTCCTTCGGCGCGGCGGCGGCCTCGATGGAACAAACGCCAGTCATCTGGATGGGCTTGCGTTCGGGTCCGGCTTCGATGGTCTTGACTTCGCTCATTGCTCTTCCCCTTCTTCGGGCTGTTCGGGTTCGGCGTCGGCTGGCGCTGGACTTTGCTGTTGCATTCCCCTCGGGTACGGCGCGGGCGGTAGCCCGGCGATCTCGCGGGCCTTGTTCCACTCCAACTCTTCGGCAATGCGCTCGCGGATGAACTGGGCACTCTCGCGCTTCCAGTCCTTGCCCTGCTTGGCGTAGTAGGCGGCCATTGTCAGGGAGCCGTTGACAAAGCGAACGTTGTCGGCGTTCGCTTCCTTGTTTGGGTCAACGTGGCCTCGCCCGGCAAAGTGCCATTCGTGATCCGCGAACTCCGCACGGTCGTCCGCCGTCAGCCCCTTGCGGGCCGCGTATTCGTCCATCCACGACGCAAGAATGCGGTCAAGAACCGCCATCCGCAGGTCGCCCCGCTCCACGTCAATACTGCGGTCGTAGGTCTGGTGGTCCAGACGCCCGCTCGCGTAGTTGTAGCCGCTGGAATTGCAGGCCGCCACGTTGTACGGCATGTTAATGGAGCGGGCGATTTCGTTGAGGATTTCTGCCTTGAACATGGCGTAGGTCGTTGTCGGCTGCTCCGACTTCAACTGTGCCAGCTTCCACCCCTCCGGCAGCGACATGATGGTGTTGCGTTCAATGTCAATCGTCGTTAACGGGTCCGCCAACTCCGCCGCGATCTGGTCGGGCAGAAGGTCGGTCTGCATGACAGCACTGATTTCCGCCGCACGCTGGGCCGCCTCGATGACCGCCGCCGTGTACCGGCGCAACTGGCCGAAAAGCCCGAGGGCCGGGAGAATTTCGGAGATTCCGCGAACCTGTCCGGGGCGGGTCGGGCGAAAGTAGTGGAGCATGAACTTCGCGGGAATCCAGTCGCCAGCCAACTGCGACAGCCCCCGGTGGTCGCCTGGGTGGAACTTCAACATCCGGTACAGCGCGGGGTTGCCGTACTGATCGAACCGGATGCCGTCGATTTCGTCCTCGCGGGTTACGTTGGCGTACCAGCTTTCAATCTGGTCGCATTCCACCACGCGCAGGTCCAGCTTGACGGGGCCGGGAACAAGCGGGTTGGTGAACATCTGCGCGAACGCTTCGCCGTCAACCGCCTTGGCGCGGCGCATTGTGCGGACCTTCTGCCACAGTCCAACCGATGCGGCCCACCGCTCGAAGTCGCGCTCCACCGCCTGCGCCCGCTCGCTGTCGCCCAACTGCAACTGAACAACGGGTCCAACCGTGTCGTTGGCAAGCGTCTCAACAATGCCCGCAGCGTAGGAGTTGTTCGCCGTTTCGTAGCGTGCGCGATTGCGTACGATCTGCCGGACCTGCGGGGTGTTCGCGGCGGCGGCGGAAAGGGAATCAACAAACTGCCACAGCTTCTCGTTTTCGTTTGTGAACCGGGCGTTGTCGTATGACGCCTTGACCCCGATGCGCTTGCGGGCGGCGGTGTCCACGTCGAACACGCGGCGGGCGACCGCCTTGCGGCGGGGTGCGGCGGATTTGCGCTGGGTGGCCATTAGAAGTGACCCGGCCCCCGCAGAATGCCAAGGCGAACGCCCATTCCCCGAGAGTTGACGGACCCTGCCGCCTTCTTCCGCAGGTACTTGTCCGCCTCAATAGCGTCCTGCACGCTAATATTCGTCACGCTCCCGCCGTCCGTGCTGACGTTGCGTGGCTGGTTTACGAGGTCTTCAATGACCTCTTCCGGCTCTTTGTTGACGGTCTCTGCCATAATTAGCAGAGAGGCGTTCGTCCATCCGTTGTTTAATCCGCGAGCTTAATGGCCCAGGTGAATCGGTATGAGGTGATGATGGGACGCCTCTCTACCTATGGCACAAAAACAGCAATGAAACAGGGGTTGGCACCGTGCTTGTCTTTGCGCGTCAGCTACTTGCGCGAAACTTCTTAAGCAATGCGCGGACATTCGGCGGCGACATCCCCCACCGTTTCGCCACCTGCTCCTGCGTTTCCCCGTTCTTGATCCGCAGCAGAATGTCGGGGAGCCGCTTGTCAATCGCGCTGGCCCGGTCCATTTCGTCGAGGGCCAGCCTTACCTTTTCCAACGCGCCGTCGTCTGCCCCATCGGCATGATCCGGCGCTGGCATGGCGTCAAACTCAACTGGGGCATGGCGGTGTCGCCCGTCGCTTTCCATTGCGTTGTCGAATCCATGTACCGCATCCGCGCACGCCTTGGAGCAATACTTCCCGTCCGCGGACTCCCGCCCGTATTTGTCCACCGGGGTGGCGGCCAGCCCGCCGCAATACCGGCACGTCGGCGGCATGTTCCATCCCCCGGCCTCCGCCGTGTCCTCAAAAACGTGGTATTCACTCCACCGCTTCCCGCAGTTTCCGCACTCCCGCAGGCGGCGCTTCACCCCGCTCCTGACGTCCGTCTCATGGACCACGCCCACCCGCTTGCACCCGCACTTTGGGCACATGATCGGAACGCCTACAACCGCCCCCCGGTAGTCCACCGGCCATACTTTTCGCGTGTTTACTTCCATGTCGCGTCCCTTCTACTTCCTAAAGTCCGATGCGCTGTAGACCTTCCGGCGGCGAAGGCCAGTCTCTACGGGTGCCCCGCTGGTTGTGATACCTTCCATCGCCGCCGCCACGTACGCCCCCGTCAAGGCGTCCCCCCAGTCGTTGTGCCCGGTAGGCGGGTTCCACTTCCACACCATGTCCCCGGCAGGCGACGGGAACTTCTCCGCCAGACGCTCCGCCGTCACGTGTTCCGCAAACGGCCCGTGGGCGCGGGGGCTTCCCGCGTTGAACAGCGTACAGCCCCCCGCCTCGCCGGGTGCGCCAAGGAACGCCCGCTGGGCCACCTCGCGCCAGTAGCAGGCGTTGAACATGACGTACGGGCAGATGCGCTTTTGCGGACGTTGCCTGTGGCATTGCTCCATGGGGCGGCCGATGATTGTTGACTTGTTCCAGCTGTAGCGGCTCGCCGCACGGCCGATGGCGGGCATGACGCGGAACGGCCCCCGCCAGTTTTCGCAGAAGCGGTGGACGGTTTCGCTGTTGAAGCTGGCATCCACCAGCACAAGGCTTGGCGTCATGCGGGACTGGCCGCGAATGAACGCGGTTCCGGCGATGGCGTTGCACAGGTCCGTCAGCCCCCGCGTGATTGCCTGGCCGATAACAAGCTCCGGCGCGTTCTCCGGCCATAGTTCGCCGTGCGGGGGGAAGCGGCTGTACGCCGCGACGTGGGCGGTCATCTGCTGGTCGAAGCCTGCCATGACCCAGTGGAGCCCGACGCGGTTGATGTCGATGTGCCCGCACAGTACCGCGCTGCGCTCCGGCAGGTGCAGGCGCGGGAGGTCCGTCGCGTGGGCGAGGATCTGGTCAATCGTCAGTTCGTACTGCCCAGACGCCACGTCCTGCGGCTCGTTCTGGTACTCCGCCCAAAACTGCGAACCCGACTCAATCAGCAGGTTCTCCGCCGTCTGGATGGCTGATATTTCCCCGTCCCGAACCCGCGCCGCCCATGCCACCTCCGCGCCGGCGTCCATCGCCGCCCGATTTTTCTTGTAGTATGCCGTTGCAGCCCCGCTACCCTCCCCATTGCCAAGCCCCTCACGGAGAATGTCGGCGTACTCCTTCCACAGCGTGTCCTGGGCGTCCGGCCACTTCTTGACCAGTTGAAAGGTCATGCCCTGCCATTCGGGGTGGACGGCGTGGTCGAGGAAGCGGTGCGCCAAATCACCCTTGCGGATGACGGTGCAAGGCATGACCGCCGCTATCTTCTTCCTGGGCCCGGCCAGCCCCAGCACGTCGCCGGTGATGATTCGCTCCCTCATTGCGCATTGGCTGGGGGACTCCGCCGATTCGCGCGTCTGAGGATCGTCGAGGAGAACAAAGTCCGGCCGCATAACCTTCCCCGCCTTGTCGTCGCGCCACTTGCCACGGATCGCCCCCGTCAGCCCGTGGCCTTCAAGCACCGCGCCGTCAGACGGATAGGGGGCGTCCCGGCCCATCGGCGTCGGCAGGATGAGCGTGGCCTTGCCCCAGCCTAGCCCAAGCGGCTTGAAGTCTCGCCGGAGCATGTATTTTGCCTTGATGGCCTTGCCCTCCGTGGCCTTGGCGTAATGGCAAACATGCGGGTAGTGTTCCAGCAAGGTAGGGTTTTCGATTAGTTGCGCCCGCACAAAGTCGGTCAGGGCCCCGGCCAGTTCAGCGGTCGCGGCCACCACCACGACATACCGCCGCTTCCCGGTCAGCATGACGTACAGCAGTGACCATTTGAGGATCGTCGTCTTGCCGTGGCCCCGAGGCATCGCCAGCGCAAAGTGCCCGCCCTTGTCAATGGCCTCCTTGATCTTGGCGAGGACAGCGAGATGGTCGGGACTCCACTTGTACGCGAACGCCTCCCCGCCGTGGAACCGAAGCCATGCAGGGAAGTCGGCCTCCAGCCGCTTGCGCTTGCGGCATACCTCGGGCGGCGGGTCTTCATGCTGCTGGACGCGGGCAATCTTGCGCCCGGCCTCTATGTGCCGCTGCCGCTTGGCGTCGGCTAGGACGGCGCGGCGGGCTGATTCTTCAGATTGACTCATTGTGCAGCCTTCATTTCGTATATTCTTTTACGTAAGTGCCTGCGGTTGTTCCCTATAAAAAATCGTACTTTTTTCGCCCTTTTGGGGGTTGACAATATATCTGCATGCTGATAGATTGCGGGCAGGATAAGACAAGGGGCAGAGAGCCCCAGAAAAGGAAACCGAAAATGACAACACGCAAACAGATCACCTCCGAAGCCCGCAAAACCATCGCCGACGCGATCACCAAGCCCCAAGCCATCCGCGCCGGTCTGCTCATCGCATCCTGCAAGATGTGGAGCCGTAACGAGGCCAGCGCGGTCGGCTGCGCCAAGTCTGCCAACGACATCGCCAACGCCCTTGAGGCCAAATACCCCGGATGCGCCACGCTCGCCGGGCTGCTCGCCGGGCTTGTTGCAAATCGTGATTGGGAGTCCCTGTGGATCGCGGCCCGCCGCGAGGTATACGGGAATCTGGCATGAGCTGGCGCACCTGCAACCGCTGCGGGCATCGCTGGTGGCCTCGGTCGCCAGCGCGGCCAAAGAAGTGCCCCGGCTGTAACTCCCCGTATTGGGACAAGCGGAGAAAATACAGGTTAAAGAGATCACGCCTGTTTCCTTAAATATCCACAATATGTGCGCAGGTATTTAGTTGGCAATGTTTCCGAAGTGTGTTCGGCAAACAATGCCTTTACGTCAAAATAATTTTCCAGCGTTGCCGTTTTTTCGGCTGACGAAAGCGACTCATATTTGCGCGAACACGACAACAGGCGCACTGATTTTGAGTCTTTTTCCGTCCCGCGAATTGCGATTGCCGACTTAATGACAGACGGCAAGCTGTCAGTCCCCATCCCCTCAACCGCCCAAAATGCGCTACCTTGGTATATAAGATTTCCCTTCAACCCCTTGCCAAGCACTCGTCCAACTTCGCCCCTATAGTTTTTGTAGCTCATGGCCCACGTCGCACACGGCGTTGCTGGCATTGCTCGAAACGGGGTGCAATGTAGCAATATGCTCCATTGTGTCCTCTTTGAAAAATTGCCGTCTGCCTCTCTTATGCAGTCGAGAAATTCCTGCCAATCGCTTTCCGTTTCTGTCGGATAACCAACGATGTTGTATATCTTGATTTGGTGAGGCTTGGCTTTAGAGTTTGCCGCCGCAACAAAGAAATCAACTACATGCTTGCGCGATATTCTCTTATTGACTTTGTACCGCAATCTTTCGCTCATTCCGTCGATTGCCGTCGTTCGCAAAAGTGAAAAGTTAATGCGCGAATAGTCTTTGCACATGTCGAGCATGGCCCGTTCTTTGTCTTCAAACCCGCCAAACAAAGAATCATCCATTTTATATTCGCCATCTCCAATATATTTCCTATGCCAAGTGTATCCACAAAAAAAACAGCGGTGATTGCACCCAATAAACCGTTCTTTGAACTTCCTGTTTTCGCTTAGCCTTATCTCGTGCGGATACGGCTCCACCGCCTGCGCAATCGAATATGAAGCATTCTCGCTAAACTCGCAGGACCGAACAACGGAATCTATTCCGCAACGGTTGCCTGTCTCTATCTCGTCCAGCAGCGGAATAATTACGCCTTCGCCGCGTCCAAGCACAAAGTAATCGGCAAACTCCAAGAACGGGCGCACGTTAAGCACACCAGCACCACCAACTATTACCTTGTATTTTCCGGCGCGCCACTTGACGCGCTCGGAAATAAACGTCCACCAATCACAATCAGAAGTTAGCGACACAAGGACGCATTCGTATTCATGCACCGTTGCCGACCCCGCATATTCAACCTTGCGCCCAGCCCGTTCGAGCACGTCAATAATAACTCGAAGCCCTACAAACTGCCGCGTGTCCATGCACTCATTGGCATAATTCTGCTTGGCGTATGCTCCTTGAACGTATGCGCATATTTTCATTGCGCCACCTCAAACGCAAAGCCGCATTTCGGACAGAACAATGCCTTGCGTTTTTCGTCTCCTGTTTCGCTCGCGTCATCTTCAAGCGATATTCCTCTCGGCTCCTCGATTTGCTTCAGCACCTCCACCAAATCCAAGTCGTCCAGCTTGAACGCATCCAGCTCCGCCCAATCAATCGCCTCCACCTCCGCCGCCAGCATCGCGGCATCCCACCCGCCCCCCGTTTCCGCCAGCCGGTTGTCGGCCAAGATGTACGCTCGCCGCTGGGCGTCCGTCAGGTGCGCCAGCCGGATGCACGGCACCGACGCAAGCCCCAACTTCTGCGCCGCCAGTACGCGCCCGTGTCCGGCTATGATGCCGTCCTGCCCGTCGATCAGCACCGGGTTGGTAAATCCGAACTCGCGGATGCTTCCGGCAATGGCGGCGACCTGCCGGTCGTCGTGCTTCTTTGCGTTCTTTGCATAGGGCACCAGCCGGTCAACGGCCAGCATCTCGATCTCGGGGCGGGTTTGGATTCGGGCCGCCTTGCGCTTTTCGGTTATGATTTCCTGCCGCCGTTTGTCCGCCGTTTTCTTCTTTGTCATGTTATTGCACCTTTATGTGAATGGTGGAACATTTACAATTTACTTTTTCACAATATCGCAAGCTGGGGTACCGCAGCTTCGCTTGCCGGAAGTACCTAATGGGGGTAGTGGTGAGGATTGCCCCGCCTTGCCCCCAGGATCGCGCCTGCCGCGTCCGCGCCCAAAGACGCGCCTCCACCCGTCCGCGTAGCGGCGGGCGTCTGACGTGCGCCTCCTGGCCGATCCTTTGCCGCTCACGGTTGGCCATCCTCTCCGCCATTCGGCTCCCATCCTGGGCACGGCCCGTCTGGCTCGGTCCAGACGCCCAGCTTCTCCTGGTCCTCTCGTGAGCACAGCCGCCAGTCGGCGACGTTGTGGATGCATGTCGGGCAGTAGCGGTCTTGGTTTTTGTCTTGGTTCATGCTGGCCTCTTTTCTTTTGTGAAAGGCGTAACAATAAAGCAATAATTTGGTCCCAAATCGGTCCCGTCCCACCTTAAGGGTTTTGGGACTTTTGGGACCGACTTGAAACGGGGGGGGGCTTCGCCCTTGCCCCCCCCGTCTCTGCGTCGCAAGTTCCGCAGTCCCATTAGTCCCATTTGGTACTTTTGGGACTTTTGGTACAAATGGCAAAAATGGGTCATTCTGCACCCCCTGACCCCGGCATGTACCGCCCGAAACCGACAAACGTTTGTCCTTTTGCCTTCGCCTGGTTGAGAAGCCGGTTAAAAGTCGTTTTCGAGACCCCAAGCTCTGCCTTGGCTTTGGCGAGCCATTCATGGTGAGGAAGGCCGTCTTGAGGCAGGAGCGCCATGATTTGAGCTGGCGAATACTGCGGCGTCCGCCCGTTCGACTGCTTTCGCAGCGACTCGGGATTGAGGCTTTCGTCGATGATCCACAGTGGATATTCCCAGCGGATGACGAATGGGTCCGGGCGGGAGAAGCTGCGGCAAGTGGTTTCGACGCTGTAACAATCCTCTTGTTCGTGGGCCGTAAGCGTCATGATTGTATCCGGCGCCCGTGACAGGACGCCAGCCCCGCTGCCGCGGTCGAGATGATCCTTGCCAGTCTGCCCCCCTTTGCTGAAATGGTGTGAAATCCAGCAGGCGGCCCCGGTACGCTCGGTCAGTTCGGACAGCTCTCCCATAGAAACTGCCATTTCGGAGTTGGAGTTTTCGTCCCGGTCGCCGTGGAAAGAGTAGAGCGGGTCGGGGACAATGAGGGCGTATGGCGGCCCGGCGCGGTCCTGGTGCCGGTAAATGTCCGGGATGATGGCCCCGATTGTGGTGTGAAGCCCGCGAACGTGCCATACGTCAAGAAGGGGCGGGATTTCGGGAAGCCCCATCGCCTCGACGATGCGGGACAATCGGCTGTCCAGGTCGTACTCGGAAAGCTCTGCATTGATATAGAGGCATCGGCCCTGGGCGGTTTTCTTGCCGAACCACTCCGTGCCGGAGGCTACGGCGCAAGACAGGGCAAGCAACGCCCACGATTTCCCGACCTTGGAGTTTGCGCTCATCATCCCGACCTGACGAGCACGTAGCATTCCGGCGATTACGATTGGAGGTTCTGGCTTCGGTTTCGCCATGAAATCGACTGCCGAGACGATTGCTGGCATTTTTCCCGCTCTTGGGCCGCTGGCGGCCTCCGCGGCGGCTTTGAGAGTATCGGCCACCACATCCACCGCCCCGCCCTTCGCCAGCGCGTCAGCGGCCATCCTAGCGGCATCTGACAGCTTGCGGCGGCGCTGTGATTCGGCCACTTGGTCAACGTACCAGGAAGCGTATGCCGTGGTTGGGCAGGCTTCGACCAGTTCGGCGAACGTCTGCATAACGTCGCTCGCGTCCCCGCCGATGGCCTCGGCAATGGCAACCATATCCGCGGGCTTGCCCTGGTGACGAAGGACGGCCGCCGCCCGCCAGATTCGGAGGCAATCTGAATCCGTGAAGGCTTCGGACTCGATCCCGGCCGCGTCTGCGAGGGGCCAGACGGCCTCGGCATCTTGCAGGAGTGCGCCGACTAGGGCGCGTTCGGCCGGCGATGTCTGGACACGCTGCGGAGCCTTGCGCGGCATAAACTCGACAAGGTTTCCGGCTGGTCCATCAAGTAGCTCATTCATTGCATATCCTTCTGTGAAACCTGTTTGAAAATCATCTGTGCCACGCATCGCAGAATCCCCCGCTCCGTCCGGGCTTGGCGATGCTCGCCGTCAACGGTGATCGCGTAGTGCCGCCCGCCGTCGCCATAGGAGAGGATGCGGATAGAGTGCTCACCGAGGATGCCGTCCGTCGTAATGCCGCCTACGTCGGTCATAGCCGACACCCGCTCCATGCGCTTGCGTTCTTTCGCGGCGACAGCGCGGCGCGACCATTCGCGCTTGCGCTCTTTATTCAACGTGCGGATGGATTTACGATAAGCCACGTTGCTTGCTCGTTTCGGTTATCACAGTGTTGGGCCCATCAGGCATCGGCATCCAGTGCGTCACCGAATTAGTGAGGCTATGCCCATGCCGTCCGTCGTTCCATCGCCCCTTGCCAACCGCGGTTTTCGTGAATACGGCACCCAGCACGGCACCG